TTGGCAAAAAAGAACACCCAAAAGACTCCTAAGGTTACGCCTTTGATGAAACAATACAATCAAATAAAGGCTAAATACCCCGATGCAGTATTGCTTTTTAGAGTTGGAGATTTTTACGAAACCTTTGGTAAAGATGCTATAGAGGCTTCTAAAATTTTAGGAATTGTACTCACCAAAAGATCCAATGGAGGTTCTAATGAAGAATTGGCAGGTTTTCCTCATCATTCACTCAATACCTATCTTCCTAAACTGGTAAGAGCAGGAAAGCGTGTGGCAATATGTGAACAACTTGAAGATCCTAAAAAGACCAAAAAAATTGTAAAAAGAGGCGTTACAGAACTTGTTACTCCAGGTGTTTCCTATAACGATCAAACCTATGATGCTAAAAATAATAACTATTTGGCATCTATTCATTTTTCGAAAGATCAAGCAGGGATTTCTTTTTTGGATATTAGTACTGGGGAGTTCTATGCTTCAGAGGGTTCATTAGAATATATTGATAAACTGGTGCAAAGTTTTCAACCCTCTGAGATCGTTTACCAAAAACAGTATAAGGAAACTTTTGAACATCTTCTTAAAGATCAATTTTATTCCTATAGAATGGAGGATTGGGCATTCACCTACGATTATGCCATTGATAAGTTACGTGCTCATTTTGGAATAAATTCTCTTAAAGGTTTTGGATTAGAAAAACAAAATCTGGCAATTACTGCAGCTGGAGCGATTCTACATTATTTAGAAGAAACCCAGCATCAAAAAAGTAAACATATCCAGAATATTCAAAGGATAGATTCCGATGATTTTCTTTGGATGGATCGTTTTACCATTAGAAATCTAGAGCTTTTTCATTCCCACAATCCCGATGCCATTACCTTAATTGATATTTTGGATCAATGTAAAGGTGTTATGGGGTCTAGGATGCTCAAGCGTTGGTTAGCATTTCCTTTAAAAGAAAAAACTGCCATAGAAAATAGACAAGAAGTTGTCGATTATTTTTTAGGGGATTTGGAAGTAAAAGAACAAGTTTGCCATAGTATACAGCAAATAGGGGATATAGAAAGATTGGCTTCTAAAATATCCACGGCAAGGATTTCGCCAAGAGAAATTATTTTGCTAAAAAACTCATTGAAACAAATGAGTCCCATTAAAACTCTTGCTGAAAATTCTACCAGTGATGCACTTAAAAAGCGTGCTTCAAACATACATTCTTGTGAAAAACTGATATCGGAAATCGAGCAGAAAATTGTGGAGGATGCTCCCGTAATGCTTGGTAAAGGTGTTGTTATTCAGCCAGGAGTTCATCCAGAATTAGATGAATATCGTCAAATTGCTGAAAATGCTCAAGAACATCTCAATCAAATATGCGAAAGAGAAGCCGAACGCACTCAAATAGCAAAATTAAAGATTGGTTATAATAATGTATTTGGATATTATCTAGAAGTAAGAAATACGCATAAAGCAAAAGTTCCTGAAGAATGGATTAGAAAACAGACTTTGGTTTCTGCTGAGCGTTATATTACGGAAGAACTCAAAGAGTTGGAGGCGAAGATTTTGGCTTCTCAAGCCAAAATTGAAGAGTTAGAAAAACAACTTTTTGATCAAGTATTGGTGTTTCTCTCCACTTATATTGATATTATCCAAAGAAATGCTTTAGCGATAGCTGAAATAGATGTTTTACTTTGTTTTGCAGATTTGGCTTCGCAAAACGAATATCAAAAGCCTAAAATTTCTGAGGAATATCATATCGATATTAAAGAAGGACGCCACCCGGTAATTGAAAAACATCTTCCTTTGGGAGAAACATATATCTCAAATAGTATTTTCTTGGATAGAGAAGAGCAGCAAATAATAATGATTACAGGACCAAATATGTCAGGTAAATCGGCATTATTGCGCCAAACAGCTCTTATAGTCCTAATGGCTCAAATAGGTTGTTTTGTACCCGCAGAATCTGCCGAAATAGGAGTGGTGGACAAAATTTTCACAAGAGTTGGAGCTTCTGATAATATTTCTCATGGAGAATCTACTTTTATGGTAGAAATGAATGAAACGGCTTCTATTTTGAATAATCTATCGGATAGAAGTTTAGTGCTTCTAGATGAAATAGGAAGAGGAACTTCTACTTATGATGGAATCTCTATTGCTTGGGCAATTGCGGAGTACCTTCATAAGCATTCCTCAAAGGCCAAAACACTTTTTGCAACGCATTACCATGAGTTAAACGAAATGAGTGAGCAGTTCGCAAGAATCAAAAATTACAATGTTGCGGTAAAAGAAGCAGATCAAAAAATTGTCTTTATCCGAAAACTAAAACCTGGAGGAAGTGAACACAGTTTTGGAATTCATGTAGCAAAGATGGCAGGAATGCCAAAATCTTTAATCAAAAGAGCCAATACGATATTGGCAGAACTAGAATCTTCGAGATCTAAAGAGGCAAACAAATCTTTATTATCCAATAATCAAAAAATGGAAAATGGGGTACAATTAAGCTTTTTTCAACTTGACGATCCCAGTTTGATGAACATTAAGGAGGAATTGGAAAATATTGACATTAATTCACTTACCCCCATTGAAGCCTTAATGAAACTCAATCAAATTAAAAAAATGATAGGTATGGATTGATTTTATTGAATTTTTCAATAGAATTTTGCAAAAACTATCTTATATTTGCAACCGCTCAATGAGAGTTGAGCGATTTGAAATAAGGATGCCTTGGTGGTGGAATTGGTAGACACGCAGGACTTAAAATCCTGTGACCATCGTGGTCGTACGGGTTCAAGTCCCGTCCAAGGTACAATAAAAAAACATTTGCAACGGCAAATGCCTGAGTGGTGGAATTGGTAGACACGCAGGACTTAAAATCCTGTGACCATCGTGGTCGTACGGGTTCAAGTCCCGTCTCAGGTACAACCCCAAGAACCTATACAAAGCGTATAGGTTCTTTTTTTGTGTCTAAAAACCACCAAAACAAGCTATTTAGTGCGTTTTAAAGGGTTTTTTGCGATATTTCATAAATCTAAAAGCTTGCCTAATGTTGCTATTTTAGAACTTTTAGAACTTTTTTTGTTACTATTTTGGTTACTAAAGTGATTTATACTATAAATTTGACCAAACTAAACTGCAACGCTATGTTTTATTTATTAACGAAAAAGAAAGCGAAATCAAGCATAAGTATTCGTAAGAGTATTAATAAGCAAAGATTCGTTTATTCAACTGGTATTTCCATTCAAGTAGACGAGTGGAATCCCGAAAGCTTCCGACCATTTCGCCAAAGAGGGAGAAATGACTTGGCGATTATTTCAAGAAAATTGGACGAAATGGAACATGCTATTGAAGATTTCATTTACCATGCTGAAATTGACAAAAAGAAAATAACCATACAAGATTTAAAGAGTCATTTAGATATTCAGTTTAAAAACAAACGATCCAAAACAGCAGATTTAAGATTTTACGACTTTGTCCAAGAATTTTTGATAGATGCTCCCAAAACTATAAATCCAAACACAAAACAAATCTATTCGGAAAATTTGATCAAGAAGTTCAAGCAGACAGCAAATAGAGTGAGTGAATTTGAGCGAGATTATAAGAGAAAGGTTCTGTTAAGTGATTTTGATATGGATACCTACAATGATCTGTACGCTTATTGGAGCCAAGACCAAGAGTATATGTATAATACTATTGGGGGATTTTTGAAAATTTGTAAACAACTATTAGGAATAGCAGATAAACATTATAAATACAAAGTTCATGTAGATTACAAGACAAAAGAGTTTACTTCAATGGAAGAGACTGCAGAAGCTATTGTGTTAAGTGAAGAGGAAATTGACATCGTTGCAAAATTGGATTTATCAAACGAACCCCACTTAATGAATTATCAAGGTTGGCTAATTATCGGTTTATGGACTGGTTTACGGGTGCAAGATTTATTGACCATTAATCTATCAGCAGAAGACAAGTATATTGAAGTATCTCCGCAGAAAACTAAGCATCATGATATATCTGTTGTAATACCTATACACCATCATATTAAAGCCTATTTGGAAGAACACGGAATGCCTAAAGTGGTATCGTCCCAAAAATTCAACAAATACATAAAGCAGATTTGCAAAATTGCTGGATTTACTGAGGAAATAAAAGGATCAAAAAAAATAGAAGTATCAAAAGGTGTTTGGCGTAAAAAGAAAGGATTTTATCCAAAATACGAACTTGTAACGTCTCACACCTGCAGAAGGTCATTTGCGACTAATATGTACTTGATGAATTTCCCTACCCTATCCATTATGAAAATTACGGGGCATACAACGGAGAAGAATTTTCTAAAATACATTAAAGTAACTCCAAAAGAACACGCAGAAAAATTGATGAAGCATTGGGAGTCTTACTATCAAAATAAATTCGACGATAATGTAGAAAATGAGTGATGTTTGATGATATTGTAAAAAAGCGACCCGAAAGCCGCTTTAAATGAGTTTTCAACGGAATAATCCTTGTTGAGAAATGAATTTATTCATTTCTCAATACAGTAAGACATGTTAAATAACTCTTCAAAAGTACAAAAAAATAGCTGAAGGTAAAAAAATAAGTAAACACTTAATAATATTTCCTTTTTTCTTTGTCATATATAAGTATATGATTATATTTGTGGTGTAATCATTTAAAACTAAACAACGATGACAACTTTACAACAACAAATCAACGAACTAAAAGCAGGAAGAACCTTGAAGCAACTTAAAGCAGAAGACAAGAAAACTTATTACAAAGTTCAAGGCTTATCTTCAAAGCTTTCAGAACAAAGAGCATTCGAAAAAGGTAATTTCATTAATAAAGAGCATTTAGTGGAGCTCAAGGGGCTTATTATTTGGCTAATGAAGAACAAGACCAATTACAAGGGATTTTTAAACCTAAAAGAAGCGATGACTTCTTTATTGAATAGGGTGGAAAATGAAAAAATCGTTTTCATAACAACTAAAGGAATCAAAGGAATAATTTCACGTTTAGCAATTTCGGAAGGACTTCAAAATACCGAAGATAATTTAAGAAAATACCACGATTTAGACCCAACAAAAGGATCTTATGATAGCCCTATTTTAGCAGATTTTCAACAACATAGGCTAGATGCTTTGATGTAGAGTAAAAGAATAAGTAAATAACAACATAAAACAAATAACATGAAAAACCTATTAGGAATATACAACCCAAAATTTACAAGCCCAAAATACTACTCATTTAAAGGAAGTAGGAAAGAAGTGTTAGAGCACTTGAGGCAAGAAGCTAAGAGAAAGCGTAGGGATAGCCGTTTAACGAAAGGTTTACCCGACAATGTTCATAGCATTGATGAAAATTTGCATCAAGCAAAATTAGTCACTATTGCTTCTTTTAAGATTAATGAAATGGGCTTAGAACAGTTGTTGGACCTTCTTAACCAACATGGCGAGCTAAAGTATGCCGTGGAGGAAATAGCAGTAGAGACAACCACTACCATTAAGGAGGTAAAGAAAGCACTTAATATTACGGATACGGATATTGCTTCATATTTTGGCTATTCCTCACTAGCATCGTACGCAAATGCTTCTAGGAAGAAATTCATAGAAAAAGGTATTATTCATATATTTGATAAAATAAATAACCAAAATGGCTAAAAATAAAGAATGGAGTGAAGTAGAGATAAACTATTTGCGTGAAAATTACGGAGAAACACCATTTTCTGAACTAAAAAAAGAGTTCGACAGATCGGATAATTCAATTCGACTAAAAGCTAAAGAGCTCGGTCTCACCAAGCGAAAAAATCAAGCTTGGACTAAAGAGGAATTAGAGTTTTTGAAATCTGATATGCCAATTTCGGAAATAGCAAGAAGAACTGGTAGAACATATTCAGCAGTAAATAAAAAACGTAATTTAATTAAAAAAAGAACCAAGCTTGAAAACTCTAAAAACCTAGATAAATACTTTGATTTTAGTCATATTGATGATGACATACCTATCCTTGATAGAAGTTCAAAATCATCTCAACATTTAGCTTTGCTATCAAATTTAGCAATAGGGCAAAGCTACCAGTATCCGACAGATGAACACCCAACAGTTAGGAATCAAATTAATTCATTTCCAAGCGGAAAATTTATAACCAAAAAATGGTCGGATAACACAAGAAGAGTATGGAGGGTTAAATGATCTACATATTAATCATACCTACACTACTAACTTTGACTTTCTATATCATTTGGGAAGTCAAAGCTTCTAAATCTGTAAGGCATAAAACTCTTCTTGGCTTAGAAGTTCCTATTATTGGTCAAATCGACCAATATGAAAATAATTTTTCCTTAAAAACAATAGGCGAACACGTGTATATTTTACACGATATCGAGGTAGTTGGAAAGATTTCATGGAAAGACTCCAAAAGGGTTAGGGAAGCCTTAAAACAGGGTAATACCCTTAGCATTTACAAAGATGAAATACTAAATAGTCCTTTTGTTCATATTCGTGTTTGGTTGGATAGAAAAAAGGATATTGACCTTATTTTGCATCCCTTATCGTAATGACTTTATCCAATGAAATTTCGACTATCTCCATTAAGGAGACCGAAGACGCACAAAATGGGATTTTATCGTTCATCTTTAGAAAAAACTGAGTATTTGAAGAGAAAGGATGTGTTTTTGAGTATTTCAATAAAGCGTTTGAAATATGCTTCTTCACAATCTCTAATTGCTTTGATAGATTTAATCCATAGAGCTTGGTACCGTTCTCCATTTTCATTAAATTGAGCATAAAGTGATTGTGAGCTCCATGTTTATCTGTACTGTACGTACTGTATGCATTACGAATGAAAAGCTCGTAACTCATCGAGAGTTTATACATTTCCGCATCCTTCATAATTCGGTATTTAGATCATTAGTTGGCATCTTACTTATATCTAGTTTTGTAATAGATTTTGACAAAGGGGATATTAATCCAAAACTTATTCTTTTTATATATTTAAATAAAACCGAATAAGAAACTTCAACAGTAACTGTGTTAACTGCTGTAATACCATCATTTAGTTTAATGGTTTTTTCAATTTCATCAAAATTCCTACCGAAATTTTTACTAATAAATAAAGCTTGGCAAGTGATAGAACTATTGCTGTGGTCATAGTTTGACTCATCGTGCCCGATTAATCCCAAAAAGTGATATTTAGAATAGTCAACACCTTTATCTGCACAAATTTTCTTTAGTTCATTTGGAAACTGGTCTACTTCAATAAAACCTTGAAAATCTCCATATTTCACATTAACTAAGTCTTTGATGCAGTTTAAATTAAATTTACGATTGTCCATATTTCAGTTCTTTTTATGCTTGTTAGCAATGTCTTTAGCATGATTTATTGCGAACTTGTACTTAGTGCCTTGAATTGCATCAATAGGCTCAATCTTAGCTTTTGCAATTCGTCTTTCAACCGCACTAATTTCCTCTATGGTAGGGTATAATTGGTCATCTTCTGGGCTTAAAAAAGCGATAACTTCCTCCATGTTTGTTAAGTTGTTAATTTGTTCTTGTCTCATAATATAGTTGTTTATAAATTATTTATCACTCAGTAATATCAGCCGATATCTGAACAGATTTACCAGTCAAATCAATATCTTTCTTGGTCACTAAAACCTCACCATTAAATTCGATTCGCATTTCATTTATTGCAACAGGATAGAAAAGAGTATCACCATTTATTATAATAGGATGACCTGTTGCAGTTTTAGCACTATTTCCTCTTATATTAAAAGTGTACTGACCTTCCTCCTTAACTGTAAATTTAGTTACAACATCATCAAATTCATATTCTTTTGTTTCTTCGTTCTTGGTCTTCTCTAAAACAACGGTTTTTGTTTTATAAAACCCTTTATCGTCAATAAATGTCATTGTAATATCACCCCATCCTTTGGCGTAAAATTTCAACTCTCCTTCTCCGATTTCTTTACTGCAAGAAATGAATAAAATGGGTAGTAATAGTAGTGTAAGTAGTTTTTTCATAGATGGATTTATTTTGTGTACATTTCAGTAGTAGCTAGCAGCAGTTCTGAGAACTTATAAATATCTTCTATTGAATCAATATCATGTTTAATTTCCTTCTTGTCTTCATCAAACAAACCAATACGCTTCCTTTCTCCTTCTACATATAGTCGGCAAATAGGCTTTCTATTATTGTCCTCAAAAAGAATTCCAAAATAAGACTGAGTATCTCGATGAGCTATTTGGTTTGATGATATTTTTTGTCTAAGTATTGCTTTTACTATTTGAAAGCCTTCAAGCTCTTCTTCAGTGGTGTTTATTTTACTATCTTCAATAGATATTTCTTCTTCCTTCTCTGCTTGTGTTGATAAAGCTTTATGAAGTCTGTTATTTATAGTGTCATTAATAGATGATTTTATTGCTGATGCTAAATATTCTTTAAAGTTTTCAAGCCTATTACTGTTTAGTTTCCCATCAAAAAATCGTTTTACAAGAATTTTTGTTAATTCATCTGATGGACTTTCCAGTTCTTTTTCAAATTCAACCCTAAGAGCTTTAATGTACTTTAACGAACTTGCTGAATTTAAGATATCGTTTTGATTATAGTTTTCTTTCTGAAACTTAATCAATTGTTTTACGTTATTGTCTTTTAATTTATCTAGGTTGATTTCTAAAAATGGCTTAGAATCCATTATGTTAGACTTTTCTAAGTCAGTGTAAAATTCATACTTAACTCCATTTGTTAGAATTGCAAACCTTGATTTAGTAACATTGAAATACCTATGTAATTGTGAGGCGTGAGAGTCTAGTTTCTCTTTCCAATGCTTGCACTCAATTATTATTATTGGTTGTCCATCTTTCATGATGGCATAATCAACCTTTTCGCCTTTTTTTGTTCCTAAATCTGCTGTAAACTCAGGCACGACCTCAATAGGATTAAAGATATCATAACCTAAAATTTGAAGAAAAGGCATTACGAATGCGTTTTTAGTTGCTTCTTCCGTTGTAATCTGTGCCTTTAAGTTGTCAACCCTTTCGTGAAGGTTGTTTAGTTTTTGTTTTAGTTCCATAATTATAATTTATTCGTTATTTATTGTCATCAAGCATTATTATCAGTATGTCCGCTTAATAACTTTAAAAATCTGTTTCACTTTGTTCAGCTCTAGTTCAAAATCTGAATATTCTGGAGACTTATTTCTGCTGTGGCACGTAATAGTACCTTTATCTTTATTAAGGTGGGTGATATCTTTATGAAAGATTCCTTGTTCGCAAATGATGATCCATCCATAATCGGATGAATTAAACCCATCTATCCAATGATGTTTGCCTAGCTCTCGACCAAGAACCATTGCACCATCAGGAGTGTCATTTAGCATTCCACCATTCATACTATCACCTTTAACTGTAAAGCCTAAATAGTTCCCTTTTCCAAACCTTTCTACTACAAAACCAATCTCTTCAAATTCTACTGGTTCTAATCCTTGTTCCAATGTTTCTAAATATGATGCGTGTGCGGAAAATGGTATAAGATTCACTTTTAATAAAAACCTGCCATTATCTAATTCCTTGAATTTATTTCCGTGATTGTTTGTTAAGTCAGTGTTCGTTTGTTGTTCGTGTTTTTGTTCATTTAATATCTGCTTTAATAATAATAAAGCATTTTTAGAAATAGAACGCGTTCCGTTTTCCCAATATTGAATACTCCTTGCACCGACACCAAGCCGCTCACCAAACTCAATCTGAGTGAGATTCATATCCTCTCTATGTTTTTTTATTTCCTTTGCATTCATAATCAGTTAGTTGTGGTTTTCACGAACAAAAACACGCAAAAATGTTCAATAATACTATTGTGTTACGAACAAATGTTCGTATATTTGTATCAAATACTAAACAACACAACAATGATACTACAAAATCCTACAACAACAAAAGAACTTACTACAGAAATAGTACAAGTTATTATAAGAGAAATCACAGAGTGGACTTTAGATAAGTTGATAACTGAAAGAGACTTAGATGAATCAAAAAGCGGGTTTTTCTTTGAAAAAGAATATTTAATCGAGCTTGAAGATTTTAGTTGCGAAGCTTCATTTGAAGTAGAGTTCACGGCAGATGATTACAAGTTATCTGATATTGAATTAAGATGGCACGAAAACGAAAATTGCGAAGCATTATCATTGAGCAATTCAAACAAAATAAAGTTACAAAATCAACTTAAAGAAGCAGTTTAATAGTAGCCAACCCTTGGAGGCCTAGTTGAGAGGCTAGGCTTCCTTTTTAAAAAACTAAAACAAACGTTATGGAGTTCACACAAAGACTAAAACAATACGAAACTGATTTTATTGAAACTAGCATCATCATCAGTAAAACAGAAGCCGAATTTAAAATGAAATCCCAAGAGTGGAAATCATCTGATGAAGCAGAAGGAGTTCAATATAAGCTAGAGTATCTACGAGATTTTGCCAGCCATTTAGAGTCGGCAATCATAGAGTTAAAATCTTTTCTACACAACAACTAAAAAACAACTAAATCATGTCAAAAAAAGAAAATATAACAATAAGCTATAAAGCATTTGATAAAGGTTATAAATGCCGAGATTATCAATTTGAAGAAGGTAAAACTCATGAAGTAGAAGGGGAAGTAATTCCTTGTGAAAACGGATTTCACGCTTGTGAAAATCCATTTGATGTATCTAACTATTACGGATTTAACAATAGTAATTACGCTGTTGTTGAACAGACTGGAATAGTTAAGAAAGAAGGCGACAAAACAGTTTCGTCTAAGTTAAGAATAAAAGCAAAACTTAGCTTGTTAGATTTTATAAAAATTAAAGTTCAATGGGCTAAAGACAACTTTTCCACTACTACTGGGTATAAAGCTCACGCCACTACTACTGGGGATTACGCTCACGCCACTACTACTGGGGATTACGCTCACGCCACTACTACTGGGGATGAAGCTCACGCCACTACTACTGGGGATGAAGCTCACGCCACTACTACTGGGGATGAGGCTATTGCATCAGCCTTAGGTGTTAAATCTAAAGCGATGGCAAAAAACGGTTGGATTGTGGTTGCAGATTGGCGATATATCAATCATAAATGGACTATAAACAACATTCATTCAGTCAAAGTAGGCGGTGAAATACTCGAAGTACAAATCAAGCCAAATACATTTTACTGGTTTGAAGATGGACAATTAAAATCAAGCGAAAATGAAAATTAATATAGATCAAGCTATACCAAGAGAGATAGCGTACACGCTAAGGGATCTTTTGACTACAAAAGATCGGGAAATCATAGCAAAAGAGTTTGAGGTAAGTGTTCCAACAATCAACATCTTATTGCGAGGTGTTGATGGAAAAAGAAAAGTTCGCGCCTATCATTTGGGCCTTGTGCAAGCTTTGATAGAGAAAGCTACAACGAACGCTGAAACTCTTGAAATCAGAGGTCGTAAGTATAAAAATTATCTCAAAAAAACAAAGGTATGTTAGAAAAGCTTACACCAAAAGAAATTGAAGTTTCACGATTAATCACAAAGGGTTTGCCTGAAAAACAAATTTGTGACAAGCTTGGGCAAAAAGCGAGTACCACTCATGTACACGCAAGAAATATCCGTAAAAAAATAGGCGGATACACAAAAGCCGACATTGTGAGATTCATCGCTATGGAGTTTATGAGCGAGGAAAACAAAGCAAAATTCAAGGAGTTTTTAAAAACTGGATTCTTACCAATAATATTCTTGATGATAGTTATCTCAACAATGTTCACGGAGATAGACCCTTTGCGAGTAAGAAGAAGCAGTAGAAGAGGAAGAAAACAAGAAACAGAACTTGTTATCAATGCTTAACGAACTATTTGAAGAATATCGCAAAAACCCTTTAAAAATGGGATTAAAAGCCTTGATGGTATCGATAGGCTATTTACTAATATTTCTATCCTTAAACTGGATAGGCGGACTGATTGAAAGACTTTAAAATGGAAATACTACAAGCAAGCGAAGAGAGAGAGCTTTTTAAAAGGCTACTAGATAGTCAAAAAGAGTGGATGGAAACTTTATCTAAGGAGTTGAACACTCTCAAAGAGGACACACAAGTTTTAAAAAGCATTCTATCCAAACAAGGCGAAACAAAAGAGTATTCACCTATTTCTTTAGCCAAAAAACTCGGAGTAACACCTTATACAGTAAATAGGTGGATAAGAGATGATGATATTTTTTTTAAAGTAAACCAAGTAAACGACACTATGGAGGTAACGGAAGTGAACAAGAAGAGTAAACCTTACCGCATAACCATATACCAAACTATTAATCATAAAAACTAAAATTACACAACGTTATGAATGAACTGAAACTACCACAAATATCAACTATTCAAGAGCTTCAAGAGTGGGAACAAAAGCAACATGAAACTGTTAATAAAAACCCTTTTATTGAAATTTCGGATACAAAAAGCCTTCAAGAAGCAAAGAAGAGAAGAACCGCATTAAGGACAGCGAGAACAGAAGTAGAAAAAGGCGATAAGGTTATTGCTAAAAAAATAAATGAATTCCGCAAAGGGGTTATTGCTTTCAAGGATAGTTTGATAGAAATAACAAAGCCACACGAAGCCAAACAACAAGAAGAAATCAATCGTTATGAAAAATTAAAACTAAAAGAGAAAGAGGAAAAGCTTAGAAAAGAGAAAGAAAGAGTTGATTTAATTAGAAATGAAATTGAATCAATTAAAATAAAAGTTGGTGAAGCTATTTCAAAATTATCATTCGGAGAAGTTTTAACTATTTCTGATTATTTCGTTTCAGATTTTGATTTTCAAGAGTTTAGTCCTTCATTATTAATTCTTAAAGAATCCCTTGAGAATGAATACAAAAACAAAATCACTCAACTTCAAGAGGAAGAAAATAGAAAGCTGGAAGCGGAGAAATTAAAACAAGAACGAGCGGAGTTTGAGGAGCAAAAAAAATTACAACTTGAAAAAGAGCGACGACTTAGAGTATTAGAAGAGGAGAGACAGCGAATTGAAAATGAAAAAATAGCGAAAGAAAAAAAAGCAATAGAGGAGGAAAAACGAAAGATTCAACTTGAAAAAGAGCGTTTAGAGAGCATTCGTTTAGCCAAAGAAAAAGCTGAAAAACTCGCCAAGGAAAGAGCTAGAAAAGAAAAAGAAGAGCAAGAGATTAAAGAGAGACTCAAAAAATTAATGCCCGAAAAAGAAAAAATACAAGAAGCCATTAACTCTATCAACATGGAGGGGCTAATCCTTCAAGATAGGGTTTTAAAAGCTTTTTACACTGAGTTAACAGAAAGTATCGAATCTTTAAAAGAACACTATTCTAAAGCATTAATTAACCTAAACTAAAACAACGTTATGAGCAACACAAACACAAACAAATTAGCATTAAAAGAAGCGTTTTCAAATGAAACGCTAAAAAAGAAATTTCAAGAGGTATTGGGGCAAAAATCGGCAGGTTTTATTGCGTCTGTACTTACCCTAACAAGCAATAACAAGTTATTAGCAACAGCGGATAAGAACTCAATCATAAGTTCAGCAATGGTTGCTGCAACTTTGGATTTGCCTATCAACCCGAATCTCGGATTTGCATACATAGTACCTTATGGAAAGCAAGCACAATTTCAATTGGGTTACAAAGGATTCATTCAGTTGGCTCAAAGGTCTGGAAAATTCAAAACAATAAATGTAACAGCTGTAAAAGAAGGTGAGTTGCAAATGGTGGACTACCTAACTGGTGAATACTCATTCAAATGGGAACAAAATTTCTCGGAGCGAAACAAAGCTAAAACTATTGGTTATGTAGCTTATTTCGAATTAATCAACGGATTTTCAAAGTCCCTTTTCATGAGTTTGGAAGATGTGGAAAACCACGCTTTAAAGTACTCGCAATCTTTCAAAAAAGGTGACGGAGTTTGGAAAGATAACTTTGAAGCCATGGCATCCAAGACGGTATTAAAACTTCTACTTTCAAAGTATGCTCCAATGAGCATTGAGATGGAGAAAGCTATGGTAACTGATCAAGCGGTTGTTAATGATTTGGACGGAAATGTTGATTACCCAGACAATACGGAAGAAGTAGAAGCAACTATTATCGAAAACGTGGAGGACGTAATTGCAAACGCTAAATCAAAAGAGGATTTAGATGCTATATGGTCAAGTCTTTCAGAAGAAGAACAAGCAGAGAATAGCGAGATATTCAATGCTAAACTAAAAGAGATAAAGTAATGGACTTTTCAAACTACAAATTCAGATCACACATGGTTGGGAAAATAATTTCCGTACCTAAACCATTGACCGCAAATCAAGTCAAAATTCTTGAAAAGTTAAAAAAATTAAGAGCTTCGGGAGACGGAAAAGCGTTGACCACAAAGCAAAAAGAAACACTTATTGAACTACAATTCAAAGAGATTAAAAGCCGAAAATACAAACTATCTGATGGTCAGAAAACCATCTTATCAGAACTTGTATATGCGGAGAAATTTGGAAGGTCAAAAGTTTTGTATGCCGATGCTTTAACAAAAGGAATTGAGCAAGAAAAAGAGTCAAGGGATTTACTTTCAAAAGTGGTGCAGAAATATTTGATTTATTCGACCGAAAGAAAGACAAATGATTGGGTTACTGGAGCCATTGACATCAAACCAGTGAACGATGTAATTATAGACTTAAAAACCGCCTATTCGTGGCAGTCTTTCACAAAGATACTCCAAGACAAGCCAAATGAAATTTATCTAAGACAATTAGATAGTTATATGGATTTATGGGGTTTAAAAGATTCGTTATTGGTTCATACTTTAGTTAATACACCTTTCGAAATTATCGAGAAAGAAATAAGAAGTGCAGATTATCGAATGAACCTTTTGAACATGGAAGGTAATGTAAGAGATGAAGCCATTCCCGAGGTCAAAAAAATTATCTACAACCATATTTTTGATGAAAAAGGATTGAATGCTTTTTGTGAATATTCATCACAAGCCGAAAAAACATGGTTTGACGACTTCAAAGAGATTCCCGAAAGTCAAAGAGTACACATGATCGCACACCCTTTTGACAAAGCGAGAATCGAGCAAAGAAACAAATGTATCTCTTTAGCAAGAGAGTTCATGAACACAGTAACAACGATCAATAATCTAAATCCACAGATTCTTGAACTGGAAAAAGAAATAAGCTAAGGGATTCCAAAAAATTATTAACCATTTTATTTATCAACTATGAGCTACACAGCAAAAGGAAAAGTCCTAAGAGTAGGCGAAATCATTCAAGTGAGTGACACGTTTAAGAAAAGAGAAATTGTAATTGAAACTGATGAACAATACCCTCAGATTCTTTCTTTTGAATTTAATCAAGACAAGGTCCATATTCTTAACGAATATATTAAAGATGATTTAGTTTCTATCGATTTTTCAATACGAGGTCGAGAGTGGCAGAAGGATCAAGAGTCTCCAAAACAAGTGTTTCACACACTTTCAGCATGGAAAATTAAAAAGCAATCTCATGAAGAAAGCCAATCTAATGAGTAACAATCTAAAAATAGAAGGCTTTGTGCAAGATATTACCCAGTTTCGAAAAGGTAATGCACAAATATTGATTTTGAACAGTCCGTCGGTAGGGATATCGGCGGTTTTACCAAAGAACTTAAACTTTGGATTGATAAGCGTGGGTGATAAGGTGGTGGCGGAGTTTATAACCAAACCACATCACCAAAGTAGAGTAGTAAATGTAGAAATCACAAAAATCGAAAAAATACCTTTTTCGGAGCAAGTGAAAGAATTGATGTAGTAGATGGCATTTGTAAAGCTAGATAGAGAGTATTTTAACAGTCCATTTTGGAACGAAGAGCGAGTATATTCGAAGGCAGAAGCTTGGCTTGATTTATTAGAACAAGCAAGATTTGAAGCATCGACAGAGCTAATAAACGGCAAAGCTATTGAGTTAGAAATAGGAGAAATACCAGTAAGCATCAGATACCTTGAAAAGCGTTGGAAATGGGGTAATACCAAAGTACGTAATTTCATGAAATTACTCATAAAACAAAGGTACGCAACACAGCGAACAACACAAGGACAATCGCTTTTAAGCGTCACTAAATCAGAAGTAAACAAGAAGCACAAAGAAGGTGATAACACACCAAACAACACATCGGCAACACACCGACAACACAACGACAACACAAAAGAAAAGAATATAAGAAGTAAAGAATTAAAGAAAGTAATAGTAGAGAAGGAGAAAAAGAAAAGGAAAACCTTTTCCCCCCCCTCCCTTTCTGAAATCGAAAATTACTTTTTTGAAAAATCTCAAAATACCGAGTTTTCAAAAACACAAGCTGAAAGATTCTTTCACTTCTACCAATCTAACAACTGGAAGGTCGGTAAAAACAAAATGGCAAACTGGAAATCTGCGGTGAGTAACTGGATTAATCGCCAAAAAGAGTGGGAAAAAAAAGAAAAAAGTTCCGCAAAAAAAGAAAAAGAAACTAAACAACAACGCTATGGAAGACAGACAATTGACACTATCGAAGCAAATGCCGACCCATCCAAATGGGGTTTGGGAGGTACTTGATAAAGCAAGTCAAATGACTGATAGAGAGTTTTTAAGTACTCCAAAGCAGATGATAAAAGATGCTCCAATAGAGACTTTAAGATCGATATTGCCATTGCTGATGACTCGGATTTGCGTTCTTTCGGGCATCAAGGAAGAAATCGACAACCTAAATGCTCAAGATATATCCAAAATGATTCTAAGTCGATATAAGACACTTTCAGTATTTGAGATAAACAAAGCCTTTGAATTAGAAAGATATTCCGCATACGATCGTAAAACCGACCATTTTCAGCTTTTCAACGCTGAATATGTTGGTGAAATTTTAAAGAAATACCAAAATTGGAAGAAAAGGCAGTATCGGGAGCAAAATATACCAATGCCTGACCAACTGGTAAAAGAAGCAAAAAAAGAGCTTCCAGTTACGCTTAAATCCGAAGAAGAATGGGCGGAGGAAATTAAGGAAGAATTTCTAAAAACCAATCAAATGCCTAGTGCTTGGTTTAAATATTGGCTTTCGACATGGAAATATTTTCATGGCAGAAAAGACGAAATGCAAAAACACAGAAGAAAAGCGGAAATCCTCGTAAAAGACGAATACCGAACTATGCGAAAATTCAACTTCGGCAAACCAAAACCAACTGAAAAAGAGATTAAAAGAAAAATGGCAGAGCTTAGTTTAATAGAGCTTTGGCGAAACGAAAACTAAACAAAAATTCAATTATGGAAACAAGAGCATCAAAAAAGAACATAAAAAAATATGAGTCAATCCTAAAAGTACTAAAATCAAGTATGGCTCTAAATGAAAACATTTCTATGTTTAAATTTAGTACAGATTTCAGTGTGTCAAAAGATTTAAGCGTTGTTTTACAATTAGCAGGAATAATAAAAAAAAATGAAAAAGGAGGGTGGAAATGGATCGGTGGAAATCCAAACGAAAACATGGCGGCATTAGTGCTTAAAACATTTTCATCACGAAATCCTAGAGAGAAAAATACTAGTGAATTACATGTGAGTATCTTGAGTCAATTAAAGGAACTCAAAAAAGATATAGATAGGAGGGGTGATAATTTTAGGATGAGCAACTTCATAAAAAAGCATAATCCTGCATCGTCTATTGGATTAATCTTATCTAAAAATGGAATAATAAAGAAAACTGGACATGGAAGAGCTGTAAAATGGGAATGGGTAGGAATAACGCCGAACATTAAAATGGCTGAGAAGCTGTACCAAGAAGTTGAAAAACACAATCCGAATCATGTTGTAAATTGGAGAAAATCAATAGAATGGGCTAAGTGTGAAAAAAGCAGTAAAAAAGAAAATAAAAACTATTTCATTGAAAATAGGCGAAAAAATCATAACAAAATAAAACAGGTTGAAAAATCTACACCAAATGCGGAGTTAAGAGCTTCCTCTTTTTCAAAAAAAGAAACAACGCAGATTTCAATGGATGAGTATGCTAAACTTATCGGTTATCAAAGAATAGCTAAGATATTTCTGCAGAGAAATAAGATAACAAGTGTGTTAATAGATAATTAAACAAAAACGATTATGGAATTAAACAACGAGAAAATAGCAATCAACTGCGAAACGGAAGAAGAAGCGAGAGTATTTATCAATGAATGCGGGTGTGAGTTTGAAAGCGGTATCGAAGGCATTTATTGGGGTGTATATGAATCACGCACTTGCTACAACGTTGAAGCGAGTAGTTTATTATACTCCCCAAAATCATTCTACGAAAAAGAAGGCTATCAAATAATCCCCTACAAATTCTGGAAACTAAAAGAGGGCGACAAAGTCTTTATTCGTGAGGACTTGAAGGATGGGGAGTGGTATGGAGATTTTTATTGGCATAAGAGTCAAATAAAAGGCTGCTTTATCGAAATTGAACACAAAAATTTATTAGATATATTTTATAAAGATCATCATTACACCCCCGAAATGATTGACTGGGAAAAGACGTTGCAAAATCAGATACCTAGAGAGGTTATTTATAAAGGCGATTGGTATGAATTAATCGGCTATTATGAGGGATCTAAAAACCCTTATGTATTGAAAGATAAAACCAATGTGCTTGTAGCTGTTTCAAAGATTGAAGAGATTGAAGAAATTGAAACGATGACAAAAGAAGAAGCTGAAAGGAAATTTAAAATAAAGATCGTATGACACTACAAGAAGCGAAAGAGAAAGGATTGTACATTCATACCTACGACCTTAATCGTTTTAAATACCGAGACGAAAACGACGTTGAACATCTAATCCACAACGGTAAAGAGGTTGCAAAAGGTTTATATGTTTATTCCTACGATGAAAACCGTTGGGAATACCGAGATGAAAAAGGTATATGGCACGAAGTAGACTTAACAAAAGACTAAAAACTAAAAATGGGATATAGAAATTACATAGCGTCAATTCCAAGAAAGGAGTATGATAAAATTAAAAACTTCACTAGAGAGGAGTTATACAAGTACAAGAACGAGCCAATGAATGGTCATGTTGGCGTGCATGATGTTGCTCAAACAACACTTTATGAATTAGGTAAATACGTTGATTCGTTCCCAAAACAACTATTCAAACCTGTTTTTTTAAATAAAGAGTTGCAGAGGAGTTTTACAGAAGAACATGACTTTTATTTAGTGGGCAGAAAGTTTTTAGAATCAGTTATGGATTTGTACGCAAACAAAGTAAAGGACTATTACAAAAAATTGTTAGAGCCTATAATAAGTAACGATAAGTTTCCGCGTCTTAAAGACCCAAAAGAATATGATTCAAAAGATGTTTTCAAATTGGCAGAACATATAAAAAGTATGGCTTTTGAGTGGAATCATCCTATGTATCAAAATCACCTACCATACAATCTAAATAATGGTGATGCAGTAACAACCAGTCATAAGTACGAGTATGCTCAATTTGAATTAGTAAGGATTTACAAAACATTTGATTGGAAGAACAATGTATTAATTTACTACGGACATTAGAGTTAATGCAACAACCCTACAAACAAACAAAAAAAAATGACTGAGAAACTAGAAATAAAGCATAAAGCATACGAGCTAAATTTAGACAAAATACACGAAGGACACCTCTATTCAGAATTTGTTGTTTTTGCAGAAACAAGAGGTCAAGCAAAGCAAAAAATAAGTGGAGAAATTGATATGTGTGATTATAAGCTTGAATTATCCGAAGATGAAATGACCTTCTTAAATATGCCGATACGTAGAGCAAAGCAATATGACAAGGTAGTTTATAAGGGTGTAGAGATGCAGAGACATGAAGTTAAATACAGGATTAGAGTTGAGGAATATAACGCAAAAATTGAAAAATATTTGCAAGACCCTAAGATAACGCATTGTTACATTAGAAAACGAGGGATGTATTACGGATGGAATAAGTGCGGTTATGTTTCTTATTCTACTCATGCGGGAGTTTATCCAAAAGAAGAAGCAGTACCATATTGCAAGGGTAATTTAGATTTAATTTGTGAACCCATTGATAATAACACACATAACGAACAGATAATTAATCAAATAGCAAGACTTAGAAAAGGTTTGATTACTGACTAACACACTAAAAAATGACAGAAAAAGAAGAAAAACTACTAAGCCAAGTACTACACATGGTACTTTCGGGGCAAATATTGATTGAGACATTGGAGAGCATGAAAAGTATGCCACCATTGGCTAAAGAGCTTAAACATAAAACCAAGCATCATTTTAACGGCTTATTGAAATCAGTTGAGGGCATCATAAAGCGAGATGAAGAAATGGTTTACAATTATGAACAAAGCTTCATAATTAACGGAGGTAATGCCTATACAGACTTCATTAAAAATATTGCTCAATCCAAAATTGATGAATTTGTTATTTACAGCTTATTTCGGGATTCGATGGAAAATGATGTAACCTTTAAAAATTACATGAAAACCAAGATAAAAGCTTTTGAAAAACAATGTGAAACTTTTGAGGTATGAGTATAGTAATATTAATCTCGGCTCTAATTATTTCACTTTTATGTTTGAATTTTCTTGATAAGAAAGATAAGCTAGAAGAGAAAATAGCGAGACAAAAAGCACGAATTAAGGAGCTGGAAGAACTAACAAAACCAAAGTGCAAGCACTCTACCTACGTAGGGGTTAAATCACAAAAACCCAAAATCAAAAAAAATCAAAGAAACTTTAAGAAAAATAGCGATGGCAAAAGTACGGTTCACGTGTGACGATAAAAACACAAAAATATTTAACCTAAGCAGCATAAAGGAATTAGAATATGTACCAATGGTGGGTGATGAAATTGTGACAAGCAACAAAGACTTCATGAGAGCAAGTTTCAGAATTAAACCTTGGAGCAAAGACAAGGGAGTAAAGGGTCGTAATAACTATACACTTTTAAATTTCGTAGTTAAAAGTAGAAAATATATACTAGGTAGAGATGAGTGGGAATTACTTTGCGAACCAACAGCTAGTAGCTTAACATATTTACTGGGTAAGGTTAAAGTTTAGCTGTGCGATAGCTTTAAATATACGACTACTACTACATTGCAACAAACCAAAAACTAAATAAACTATGTTAATAGGAACAACACACAAAAAAGATTTTTGGGGAGAATTACCCGAAGACTACTTAGATGACGTATATAAACGTATGTCAAAAAACCTAATCCTAAAAGCTATGGAGGAGGGTTTAATTAATACTAACTACACCGTAGAGAAAGAAAGCAATTACCCTTTCAGACCAACCATTGTTACTTTTGAAGTGAAAGCTCACGTTTTAAAAGACGACGATATGAAGCAGGCTTTTAGAAAGCTTGATTTATTAAGTATGAATTTCCCAGATGCGAATTTTTTGATTAATGATATTAAGGAGCTACTTAGAAACTAAAAACTATTATGAAAAACGAAATAACATTTAAAGACTAATTATGAGTGATAAATTAAAAGACAAATTATCAAAGCTCTATGAATTGACAAAAAGAGGTGTTGATGGTGAAAAGGTAAATGCTGAATTTATGTTAAATAGGTTATTGGAAAAGCACGATTTAACCATTGAGGATATTGATCAAGAAACGCCTAAAGAAAGATACTACCCTTATACTGGGTTGCTGAAGAAAAAAATAATACTTCAGATAATTTACAAGGTATCTAATAATGAAAGTATTTACGGAGTAAAAGGTTATAAAGAAATTGCAGCTAAAGTGACCGACTATCAACACGTACAAATATTAGAAATGATTGATTTTCATTTTGAGAACTTTGAAAAAGAAAGAAAACAATTTTTAAAAGACTTTACAGACGCTTATGTGCAGAAGCATCGATTATTTGGTGAGCCGTCTGAAGAATCTTTAAAAACCAAAAAACCTTTAACAGCAGAGGAAAAGCAAGCTATTTGGCGTATGATGAACATTAAAGAATGTTTAAGTAATAAAACTTATACTAAAAAATTAGTCAATAAAAAAGGCTATAATTAGGTTATAGCCTTTTTAAAGTTATATCCTACTTCTTTTCAAATACAAGATGTTTAGGATTAAATATTAAGTGAATTCAAAAATACTAAAAAAAGCATATCAACCAAAATATATCAATAGTATTTCTTATATTTGTACTCAGTTGTGCCGTTGTTAAGCATAACGTTGTATGCACTCATTGTAGTATCTGAGTGCAATTTAGTTTTAAAGGAACACTTCTTAAATTAAGAGGTGTTTTTTTGTGCCTAAAAAACTGATATTTAAAAGAATATTCGTAAATTTGAGTATCAAATACAACATTCGTTGCCATCCCGTAATAATCTAATTTACGGACATCCCTCGATAACTGTATCAATTTCCTATTTAGATGGCAGAGGGGGAGACGAAGCAGAAAGCACATATAAAGAGAAAGAAATGCCGTAATTGTGGCAAATTTTTCACACCAGTAAGATCAACAACTGAAACTGCGTGTGGGTTTACCTGTGCTTTAAAGTTAGCCAAAAAAGAATCCCAAAAAAGCAAAAAGAGAGCGTTGGAATTTCAAAAAGAAAGAATCCAACAACGAAAAGAGAAATCACTCAATCACGCTTTACATTCAACAAAGAAAACAGTACACGAATACATAAGACAACGAGATGTCGGGAAAACTTGTATTACGTGTAGCTCCATCCTAAGAGACGAACGCAACTTCGATGCGGGTCACTACTTTCATTTAGGAAACAATAACAACTATTCAGCAATAAGATTTGACTTTGATAATATTCACGGACAATGCCGTAAATGTAACCGCCGTAACGAGGGCGAACATCAAATCTATACCGAAAATTTACCCAAAAGAATTGGATATGAAAGGTATCATAACCTACTCGAAAGAGCCAAAGAAAGCAAACAAACAATCAAAAAGTGGACAAAGTCCGAACTCAAAGAAATCAGAGAGAGAGTTAAAAAGAAAATGCAAATGCTGGCTAAACGTAGGCTTGTGTAACTGTGCACCTGACATCGAAAATGTTTAAGCCATGAATAATTACAACCTACTAATCGGAAAACACGAAGCGATTTGTCAAACTATTGCAGAATGCTTCGCAAAGAAACACGGGATGTACCTAGAATACTGGGTAGGCGATGAAGTAGGAGGACTAGCTTGCTTCGGAGATCACTACTTTTTTAATGTAAACGACATGACGGAAGATTTAAAACACAACTACCCAAAAGGAGCGATCCTTGATTGGTTTGACGATAGGTTGGAGAACAAAGCAGAAATCAATTTAAGAACATATATCAAACTAAAACAACAATGAAAGTAATAAACGAAAATATCACCCTTATCGAAATGGAGATCATTCATCAAGTCGGAACGTATGAGCATTCAATCATTGTTGAAGAGCATATTGATAAAGCATGGGACACTGTACTCGATAACGAAAATGGAATTAGACTAGGAATAAAAGGGGAATACAACTTCATAGAATTTCCGAAACAAGTGCTAGACAACAGTGTTAAAAAGATAAAGCAAATCGCATTAAAAGAGGTTCGTTCAGATTGTGGTGAACATTGGTTTTTTATCCCCGAATGCCTTACTAAACTTGAGATGCTGGATAGTGAGTCGACCATTTACGACGAAGAACTGTTTTTGATGTTAAAAAACGAGAGAAAAGGGAAAAGAGAACATTGGACAATAGATGCTTACAACAGTACAATTAATCACATATTATGGAATCAACGCTAATAATTATCATAACAATAATAGCATTCGGAATAACAATGCTATGGAGAACACTACCAAAAACTGAAAAAAGAATAATCCCAACCATTCAAGAAAATGAATACCTAAAGCACATAACCACTCACCAAGATCCTTTCAATAGGAGAGAAAGAAGAAAGTGCCAAAGAGAGTTATTAAAGATCATTAGAAAACTGGAATCGATCAAAAGAATGATTACCAAAGGAATCAACATCTATTACCATAGAGTGAATAGCACTTATTGGAGATGTGACTACTGGGGGTTTGTTATGGAAGTGGAAGTTTAAAAGAAATAAAGATATGGGAGCACCTAAAGGAAATCAATTTTGGAAACAACGCAGTAAGCACGGAAGGGACAAATTATTCAGTTCTCCCGAAATGCTATGGGATGCATCATGTGAATACTTTGAGTGGTGCGATACAAACCCACTAAAAGAAGAAGAAATAGTAAAAGTAAAAGGTACTTGGGATATAGCGACAACGAATAAAATGAGAGCCTATACATTAACTGGCTTATGCTTGTTCTTAGGTTGCAGCACAGAATATCTAAGACATTTTGAAGAGAACAATAAAGACTCAAAAGATTTTATGCCAATCATTACACGCATACGGGAAGTTATTTATACTCAGAAATTTGAAGGAGCAAGTGCGGGACTATTAAACGCAAACATCATAGCACGAGATTTAGGATTAGCAGACAAGAGAGAGCAAAATGTAAAAGTTGAACAACCATTATTCCCTGATGAGTAATGTTTCAAAGAACTACGGCTATAAATAAAATCAAGAGAATGACGAAGCGAATCAAAGTCATTCAAGGAGGCACATCAGCGGGCAAGACTTATGGTGCTATTCCCGTACTTATTGACAGAGCTATCAAAACACCAAGATTAAAGATCACTATTGTAGCTGAGACCATACCAGCGGTAAAAGATGGATCGGTCGATATTTTCAAAGAAATTATGCAAGGCACAGGGAGATGGAGGGAAAAGGGGTGGATAGGAAACCCGATGGAATATACATTTAGTAATAAATCAAGAATTCAGTTCAAGGCGTTTGATACTGTTGGAAAAGCTAAAGCATCAGGGAAAAGAGATATTTTATTTCTAAATGAGGGGAATCATATAGCATACCCTATTGCAGATGCTTTAATGATTAGAAGCAAAGAGACCTACATTGATTTCAATCCCGATAATGAATTTTGGGTACATACCGAAGTTCTGACTGAATCAAATAGCGAATTCCTCCTACTCACTTATAAAGACAATGAAGCCTTACCGAAAGAAACTCTAGAGGACTTGATGATTAAGCAAGAAAAGGCAAAAATATCAAAATACTGGGCGAACTGGTGCAAGGTTTATATCGATGGGGAAGTAGGTCAATTAGAGGGGACAATATTTAATAACTGGAAACAGATTGATTCAATACCGAAAGAAGCAGAATTTTTAGGTTATGGAAAAGATTTTGGCTTTACAAACGATCCAACAACACTTATCGCTCTTTACAAATGGAATTCAAAATTAATATGGGACGAATTGATCTACGAGAAGGGATTAACTAATCCTCAGATTGCAAGAAGGCTAAAAGATTTAGGAGTGAATCCCAAAGACGATATAGTGGCAGATTCGTCAGAGCCAAAATCAATAAAAGAGATAAAGTCATACGGATTCGCCATAAAAGGAGCGGAAAAAGGGAAAGACTCTATTGTTTTTGGAATATCACTTCTTCAAGAGTATGAGATGTTGGTAACAGCTCGAAGTATTAATGTGATCACGGAATTTCGAAAGTACGCTTGGGACAAAGACAGGGAGGGCAATACTTTAAACAAACCTATTGATAACTACAACCATTGCATTGATGCGATGCGGTATATAGCTGTTGATAAGCTGGCAAAGGGAAAAAAGAAAAAGAAAACAAAATACTATGCTTAATCAAATAAATATCCATGAATTACTATCACTATCCGAAGAAGAGTTTGGGAACTATCACGCAGTATTGAAGTGGCAAAAACCATCCGCACATCTTGGCTACTTCCAAGCAAAGGAGTTCACGCAATTACCCTATGCCGTTGTTGGTGAAATTAGAGCATTAGCAAACAACCCAAGCGAGATGCCAAGACTATTTCATTTAGTCTTTGGAGTTTCAGAAGTCCAGTTTCTAAATCAGCAATGCCAAGACTTGTTTACTGGATTAAACTACATCAAAGAGCAACTATCCTTGATTGAAACAATAGAATCCAAAGCATTTGAAAGCGACAATATCGAGGACTCAGAGCTATGGAAACAAGCAGAAGGCGGTAGGCTTCAAAAGTATTCCTACTGGAACAACACGATCACATTAGCTGAGAAATTCGGGAAAACACCCCAAGAAATTGGACAGATGCCATACCACGAAGTCTTAACAGTACTAATGCAACTGAAGGACCATGGAGAAACAACCAAACGATTTTACGAACTAAAGCAAAAAACAACCAAAAATGCTTAATACAGAGACATATTTTCAAGGAATAGCCGAGCAGTTAGGATGGGGATTTGTTTACGGATCAAGAGACAAACAGAACCTACTGGCAAGTGCCATGGATGATATCAATGACCTTTTCACCAAAGATAGAGAGGTTGATTTTATGATGTTCTGCAGGCGTTACAGAAGCGTTGGCGATAAGGTGGAAATCGAACTAATCCTTGGCTTTTCACATGCCCCAAACTACGACAAATTCAAAATCAATCAAGACTTTGTTGTCCCATCGGAGCAGAACTATTACGAAAAGTTACTACCCATCCTAAGAGATAGCGGAGAGGTTACGACCAAGACCGTTTACGACATGATCAACGAACATGACAAGAATGTATCGGGCGTATTTGTTTCACTTGAAATAGACCACTATGACATTAAGTGTTAGTAAACTGATTCTTAAAAACGAATTTGAAACCTTGCGAGTGGACTTGATTCAAAAGCATGACGAATTAAAAATGCGTGCATCTGGACGATGGGCAAAAGGGTTGGAAGTGGAAGTACAGAGGGATTCAGCTACGCTTTGGGGATTGGATTACACCAATAAATTAATACATGGCCAAGCCCCTGGTATTATGCCATCACCAAAGAAGATTGAGCAATGGATGAAAGACAAGGGGATTCAAGCGAGAAATCCAAGTATGCTCGCTTATATCATTGCTAAAAAGATTGAAAGAGAGGGAACAAGGTATTTTCGAAAGGGAGGAACTGATTTGGTCGATTCAGTCATCACACCTCAAAGAATTCAACAAATATTAGACAAAGTGAGCCACGCAAACGTGGATGAGTTCGTGCATTTATCAAAACAAATATTCAAAGAAATAGCATAATGGCAGTAGTTAACAAGACATCAAAGCTAAAACGTAGCGGAATATTCTTATCGGGTCACAATGACCAGATTTGGGAATTCCAAGGTAATACAGCCAACAATAAAGGCTATATGTTACATTGGGAGATCACGGCACCAACATCAGGACTATTCGCCAGTAAGCAAATGGTGAGGAGGTTTCACGCAAATCTAAAAGATAACATAAAGCAGTTTGTTTCAATTCCAAATCCAACAGAAGAGGACGACAATAACTACATGGCTATTCCAAAGATAGATTTAGACTTCTTTGAAGTCTTGGCAAACGGAAACAATCAGCAAGACTATTCAGAAAGTGAAAGCTATCACATTTTAGATTCGGTGGTAAATTTTGGAGAAAATGTCAATTCCTCAATAGGTTTTATGACAGATTTTGGGATTAATCATTATCACAGCTTCCCAACAACTATTCCCCTAAGAATAGCAAGTAATATTAACCAATCGATAAGTACGCAGTTAAAATTGGCATCAGATTCAGGAGTAGTGACTATTGATAATTTAGGAACGAACACACAGCCGTGCTACTATCATTGGTTTTATCATGAAGATTTAAGCCAGTATTTGAACGGAAAAAAAAATACACGATTACAGCTACATATAAATGGATCATTAGTCCAAGAGCTGCCTATATCTTTTGATGTTAATCCCTGCCTAGATGGGGTATTCCTAAGATGGAAGAATAAGTACGGAGGTTTTGAGTCTCATTTGTTCTCAAATATTTACGAAACTTCATTAAAGCCAAAATCAAAAACGTTCAGCACTATCGAGGGCGAGACTTTAGCCAGTAAGCATTTTGATTCTGAAATCAGAATAGTAGCCAACGGATTAAATCATAATGATTACGCCAAACTTTCGGATCTTGAGAAGTCAGCAGAAATATACAGATGGCATCGAGATACTAACGAATGGGAAGAAGTTTTTGTAAAGCAAATTTCCAAACGAAATACAAAGATTACAAGCGGTGATTTAGCATTCAAGGTGACGACTCAAAAGTTTTACACGAATGATTAGATTGCTACTAAACCATCAAGAAGTTGATGTTTACAATACATCAATCAAATACGTTGCTCAAAGCTTCCTTGTGGGTGATATTGAGAAGCGACAAGCATCTTTTGCACCAAAGATTAAGATTGTCCGAAACGCTAAAAGTACCAACGCTTTAAACAACGTTGGCTTTAGCGGTCATACATCCACGGCTTACAATCAAATCATTCGTGCCGACCTTTGGGAAAATGGAGTATTGAGAATCACCAACGGAGTATTCAAGCTCACAGACTCTTTGAATTTGGAGGGTGTGATTTACACTAAAGAAAAAACGTTCTTTGAGTGGATAAAAGGGAAGACTATTTCCGAATTAGATTTCTCATTTATACCAACGGAAATAAATAATTCAGTTAGTCAAACTAATTGGATGGGAGCTCTAAATAAAAGGGCGGTAGATTTCTGTTTTCCTATTCAAGAGTTTATTGCCCCAAAAGACCCTGATTATTCGGGAGGTGCTTTTATTGGAACTTCACCACACATGGACGACGGTTATATTTTAAGTTCCCAACCTAAATACCCAATAGAATTACTTCCTATCGTCTTATATGTAAAAGGTATTGTGACGAAAATATTCAACGAATCGGGTTTTGAAGTTCGTTTTCCAGTAAGTTCTGATATTGACAACGAAGTTATAAACACTAAGTTATATCAAAACTATTTACACGGATCTTTTGGATACAATGATAAAGCATACCATGACATAAGTCAAGAGAAGTTTTTAAAGGCTTTTTTAGTGCGATTTGGCTTGGTGCTAAAGCAAATGGCGGGAGATGGATTTGAACTTGTATTTGTCAAGGATATATTGAACGCTTCTTTCGGTATTACTGATTGGTCTGCAAAATTTAGTGAAGTAACTTCTATTCAGCATAATTTACAAGGATATGGGAAAGAAAACAAAGTTAAAGCTAAAATCAAAAGGCACTTTGTACCCTACGTAACTACCAATGCTTCTACTGGGGAACTGGAAGAAACAACTCTATTAGATTATGGATTTGCACACCCTAATCGGAACACATGGCAAGACGATTATCTTTTCAATCTAAGCAACGAACATTTAATCGAATCTAAAGGCATTTGGAATTGGCTCTTTGAGAATTATGCCGATGAATTATTTCAAGACTCAACCAGTCCTTTCAATATGGCTTTTAATGTATATGGTCATATAAAGTATATCAGCCCCACAGTAGATAATGAAATTAAGTTCTTAGACGAGGAGCAACCGATAAGGCTTTACAATATCAAAAGGGTATCGAATGGGGATAATGACTACAAGCCTTTGAAGTTATACACTGGAAATTTAAGCGGAATAAATCAACCCGAATACAATGTACTAAGGCAAGATAAGACTATGCCAAAGTACTACATAGATACCTATTGGCAAGAATGGATAGCAATGTTGGATAATCATCAGTTGCATACCGTTATGCTAAATCTAACGAGGGAGGACGTTATTAATTTCGACATCAAAAAGCCTATTCATATCAAGCAATTAGGAGGTTTATTTTATGTGAATAAAATCCACGGATATAACCCGAGAGCATTAACCAAAGTTGAATTAATCAAAATTAAATAATGGCAAAAGAAATTGAAATAGCAAAGTTGGACATTGACACAAAGTCAATGAATGCAAAGTTGTTGGAACTTCAAAAGAGCAAGATTGATTTATCTACGCAAATCAAGGATTTAAAGAAAGCGACAAACAATTTAACAACAGCTACTGACGAGGAACTAAAAGCATATACTGAACTTGATAAGGAGCTAAAGAATATTAGTACCGAATACAACACTCAAAGAAAAGCGGTGACACTTGTTGAGCAAGCTAACAAATTAGCGATAACATCAGCCAATAATGAAATCAAGTCAAGAAGACAATTAAGGTCTGAACTAAAGATCTTAAGAACGCAAAGAGATGAAATAACAGCATCTGACGAACGATCTATTGCCTTACGCAAAAAACTTAGTGAGACTATTGATGAGCATACAGAAGCGTTAAAAGATAGCGGTAGCGAAGAAGATAAACGAATAGCAGGCATTGGGCAGTATGAAGATGCTATAACATCAGCTTTAAACAAAATGGGTCCATTTGGGCAAACTATCTCAAACACCTATCAACAGATCAATGTATTCACGCAAGAACTTTCAACTAAAAAAACCGCCTTACTTGAGTCAACTAAAGCAACAGTAGGGGCAAGTAGAGGACTGAAACTATTTCGAATAGCACTTATCAGTACTGGAATAGGGGCTATAGTGGTGGCTATCGGATTACTTGTGCAAGGATTCTTATCCACTCAGAGAGGAATGGATGCGGTAACGAGAGTAACTAAACCATTATCTGTATTCATGCAAAAGCTTTGGGGGATAGTTCAAAACTTAGGAACTGAATTAATAGATTCATTTGAAAATCCTCAAAAAGCTATTAAAGACTTAGGGCAATTGATAATCGACAATATTTTAAACAGATTTAAAGCCGTTGGAGTAGCGGGTAAAGCCATCACAAAAATACTAAGCGGTAAAGTTACAGAAGGATTTAAAGAGTTAGCAGATGCGAGCATACAGATGGCGACAGGAGTTACAAATGCTACTGATAAATTAATAGAAGGCGGAAAAGCAGTTAAAAAACTGGCAGAAGAATCCATAAAAGAAGGTAATAAAGAAGTTGATTTAAGGATCGCGATCGAACAAGCGGAAATTAGACTTGTTAAAAAGAAAAGCGAACTAAATAAGCTAGCTAGAGAGCAAAAGAAAATTTCAGAAGACACTACCAAATCTACCTCAGAAAGAATTTCCGCAGCAGAAAAAGCGACAGACTTTGCTAAACAACTTGTTAATGAGGAGCAAAAGGTTGTTGATTTAAAAATAAGAGAAGCAGAGCTTCAAGCAACTTATAACGATACTGACAGGGAGACACAAAAACAGATAGCTCAACTTTACGCAGAAAAAAACGAGATTGAAGCAAGAGGTATTGAGTTTTCAACAACTCTACAAAATCAAAAAAACACAATTACAAAACAAGGAATACAAGCATCAATAAAAAATGCGGAAGCTGAATTGGATATTTATATTCTGAATAATAAGGAAAAATTAAAATCAGACAAAAAGCTATCAAAAGATTTAATTAACACTCGAATTGCTATTTACAGAAATGTAGCAAATATGCAAAAAGCAATTGAGGACGATAGGTTAGCAGGAAATGAAATATCCAAGAAAGAACATGAGAAAAGGTTACTAGAGATTGAGCAAGAGTTTTTAGACAAGAAAAACAATCTGAAAACACAATTTGATCAACAAAATTTAGCTAACGAACAAAAAGAAAACGGCAGAAAAAGGCAGCTAAAAGAGTTCGAGCATGAACAAAAATTACTTGATGCTGAGAGCGATTACGAAAGACGACAAATAGAGCTTGATCGAGAGCGAGAACAAAAAATCGCTCATGCAGAAAAATTAGGACAAGACACTACCAATATCAAAGAGCATTATGCTGAACTGGAGAAGCAAATCAATAGAGATAAGGTACAAGCTGAACTAATTGCAACTACGCAATTAATGGGACAATTATCATCACTATTAGGAAGAGAAACAAAAATTGGTAAAACCTTAGCAATAGCACAAGCAACTATTAACACTTATGTTGGAGCAACCAAAGCTTTAGCACAAGGTGGTCTTGCAGGAGCTCTTCAAATGGCAGGAGTAATTACAGCGGGATTTGCTCAAGTAAGCAAAATCGTTTCGACCAAAGTTGATGCCCCAAAGTTTTATAAAGGTGGTCAAGTCGGAAGAACTTCAACAGGCATCATAAACAACCCCCAAAACGTACCAACGCAGAAAGGCGGGGATAATGTATTGATTTACGCTAAACGTGGCGAAATGGTGCTAAATGCAGACCAACAACGTAGAGCGAGTTTATTGTACGGAAATAATGTTTTTGGAGCTATTGGAGTTCCTGGTTTTTATAATGGCGGATTAGTCGGAAATACCTCATACACACATATCATAAACCAAACTAGAACTCCAAGAATCGCACACTTTGATCCAAGAGTAATGACCGAAGCGGTGAAAGAGGGATTACGAGAAACCGTATTAGTTACCCCAGTAGATACAATCACGGATATACAAACAACAACCAACCAAACAGAAGCCGATGCCGAACTTTAAACACATATTGGAGGGGTGGAAAAATTACGCATTTGAAAACCCCGAAATTGAAGAATTAGCAAAAAAAAGAGCGGAAATATGTCACACATGTGACTTAAAGAAGAAAACGCTAATCGATGTGTTGGAAGATTATCGAATCATTAAAGCTAAAGGGTACGTGTGTGGTCAATGCAACTGCCCTTTATCATCAAAATTGCGAGTTAAAAACGAAAAATGCCCTGAAAATAAATGGTAAAAACGAGTAAATACAATTTTCTAAAACAGTTGGAAGACGACGGAACACTACAATTAGCGGTTAATTGCGGAGTGATTTCAATGAATCTTTACAATCAGTATTTAGCATACAAACGTTATATGGAGATCCTTCCCCGATGCAAAACGAAAACAGAAGCTCATTCAGAAATAGCGGTAGAACATGGGTATGCAAGTGCTAATTCTGTTAAAATTATGCTTCATAAGTTTAGTAAAGAGTAACAACTATTTATAAATTATAGTCTTCTCTTCCTTAGTTGGGTGGATGTTCTTTGTAATGTGATAGGTATTAGTCACCTTAGTTTCTTTAGGCTTCCAAGATTCGTATTCTTTACGAAATTTCTTGGAGGCTTTTTTTATGTCTTTTCTCGAATCTTGAACCAAATACAATATTCCCCTCCCTATCAAGAAGCAGACCCCAAGAAATAGCATAATCAAAATTAAAACATAAACCATATTCCAAAGGTACGCAAACGTTAGCAAATACGCTAACAAGTGCTGATTATCAGGTTCATAATTTTACATTATGAAACGTATAACGATCAACAATATAATCGGAAAAGTAGGTGAGAAAAGTGGAATTTTCTTAACAGATGTTATTAGTCAATACGAAGCATTAGGAAGACCAAAAGAGCTTGAAATTTTCATTCAAACCTTCGGAGGCAGCACTCGTGTAGGAGATAGCATTTGTAAGTATTTCGAAGATTTGAAAGAACAAGGAGTAAAAATAAACACAGTTGCTGGCGAGTATGTAGCGAGTATGGGTGTTAAAATTTTCCTTCTTGGAGAAAATAGAGATGCTACAAAGTGTTCCTTTTTTATGATTCACAACCCTTGGGCGAAACCCAAAGGAGACGCAGATTTCCTCCGATTGTTTGCTGATAAATTAAAGGAAGAAGAGTATGAAATAGCAGAGCATTACGCATCTAGAACAGGAGCTAGTGTTGAGAGTATGAAGGCTTTAATGAAAATTGAAAGCGAATTAACACCTATACAAGTTTATCAACTTGGATTCAGCACTATTAAGCCACAAGAAGCCGACTTAGAACAAGTGGTGGCTTTTCTCGATTTGAATAAAAATCAATCAAAAACAAATAACCATAAACAAATGACAAAGGAAGAATTTGAAGCTAAAACAGATTCTTTTCTCGCTCGTGTATTGAACGTTTTTAAAAGTAATGGAGAGATCCATAATCTTATAGTTCAGGATGCTAACGGAAAGGAAATCGATTTTACCGAATTGAACGATGGAGATACTCCAAAAGTTGGAGATAAAGCCACAATTGATGGGAAATCAGCTTCGGGAGAATATGTAATGCCAAGCGGTGATACTTACTCGTTCGAAAATGGAGCATTAAGCAAAATCACTCCAAAAGAAGCTGACACTGACAGCGAGGAAGTGGCAAATCTTAAAGCCAAAATTGCTGAAAAGGAAAGTGAAATTGAGACTTTGAAAAACTCGAAAGAAACAGAAATCAACAATCTGAAAGAAACTCACAAAGAAGCTATGAATACTCTTAAAACAGAGGTTGAAACACAGTTCAATGAGTTTAAATCGACTTTCAATTTTGTAGAAACAAAACCCAATCAAAAGCCGAACACAAAGAAAAGATTTGGTTCGAAAATTAAGCCTGAATAGCAATCAATAATCAAGAAAATACACAATGGAAATTAATGTAGAAGATTTTCACATCAATGATGTGACAGAGCAAGAAGATTTAAACAAAGCGGTTTTTGAAACTGTTGTAACTGGCGGAGATATTGAGAAAAATTACTCCGTTGAATATGGTATCACCACAGGAACACAAGTAGCATTCATTGGAGCAATGGATGATGTTGGTTCTGCCAAGAGTGGTTGTGGTGGAGAAGAAGAAGATGCTGTAATCAAGTTTACAGATAAGAAATGGGAAGTAAACAAAGTAGGCTTCTTGCTTTCTTATTGTGAGGACGAATTACCACAAATGCTCAAAATCCTTAAAAGGAAGATTCACGAATCACCAGAGCGTTACAATGTCATTGAAGATGATGTTGAAAAACTTATCACCGCTCAAATCGAACTAGCCGTGAAGAAGTTAATTAACAGAATGGCTTGGATTGGAGACAAAACAGCCGACCATGTAAGCAATGGAGGGTCGTTTACAAACGGGGCAGCATTGAAGCGAATCAATGTTATCGATGGTCTTTTAAAAAGACTTGACTCAGAAGTTCCTGCGGAAAACAAAGTAACCATTCCCGAAAATGCAGAAGCGACAAAGAACGCTCAATTGACATTGGCAGACGATAGAGCTTTGAAGGTTTTCCGAGAAATGTACAATAAAATCACGCCCGAAATGTGGACGGATTTTGAAGAAAATGGAGGGTTTAGCGATTTGATGTATCGAGTGTCGCCCGAGCTTGTAAGAAACTGGGAGAATTTTATGGAAGATAAAGCACTTGCAACGTCTTTGCTTACCAAGGCAGAGGACGGAGTGACAAAGCACTCTTACCGTGGTATTCCAATCAAAGCTAAACATGATGTCTCAGTAAACTTGAAGAAATGGAAAGACAATGGAACCAAATGGGATAGACCATTGTTTGCAATCCTCGGAGCAAAAGACAATATGCCTATTGCATTTGGAGAAAAAGAAGCTTTCAAGAAACTGAAAATTTGGTTTGATAACAAGGAAGAGAAGGTTTATTTCCGCTGCTCGTTCGACATCGGAGCGATGATCATTGAAGAAGACAAAGTTATTTACGCACGCTAAAATATTATCACTATGAGTTGTGTATCACAATTATTAACAGCGGACTTGTTGGAGTCCGCTAATGTATTAGCCAATAAGGAAGGTCTTGGAGGTTGTAAGCTAGTTTTAATCAATCGGCAGCATATTCTAGGGTTTGCCTCCGATGGTTCAAACAAAATGGTCATAACAGACATTGACCAACGAGTAGGCACAAGCGGATTTGCTTTATCCAACATCAAGCAGTTAAATGACACGGGAACGGAATTCGTATCATCTGACGATGACGAGGATGGACATAAGCATACCTTGAACTTTGTGATCCGAAAGCCGACAAGAGAGGTTTTGTTACAGCTTTCGAACATGAAACGAAACTACGACGGATTTGTAGCAATAGTTAAACACAAATTTCAAGGCGAAGGAGGACAAGATCAGTTGAGGATTTACGGACTTGAAGCAGGAATGAAAGTAACTGCTTACACTTCCAATTCTAAGGAGTACACCAAGGTAACCTTGTCAACGAAGGATAACAATTTGGAAACTGAATCTTACCGAATTTACGACGAAGGAGTGGTAGCGGACAATTTAGCCAAATTCGAAAACAACTTCCCTGCCTAGTGGAGAAGTGGATTATCATACCAAAAGATATAATCTTTCAGGAACACAAAGCGGAGTTTTTGAAAGATTATTCTATTCATTTTCAAGATAATAACATCTGTGCTTCTTGTAAAAGCAAGCTCGATGACTATTACAAAAATTTCAAAGAAGTATTTATTATGAAAACTAAGAATTTGAACAAAGAGTACAAAGTAGCTGATGCTTACAATGGTGTTCAGCTTGAATTTGGTTCAAATGTCATTCTTTCTAATCAAAATTTCACCGAAGAAATTGGATTGATGTTTTTAGCGAAAAGAAAAAATGGAAAGAAACTTTTTGAGAAACTTCCAGACGATATTGATGAGCGGTTAAAAAAGTTTACCGAAGATAAAGTATTTGACATTTTCGACACAGAAGGCAATGTTATAGGGACTAAAACTCTCTCTTGGGAAGGGGATTTCAAAGGTTACAATTACGACCAAATGAAATATGATTTAGTTGTAGTAGAGGGCAAGGATACTTTCGTGGCGATTTCAGGACAGCAGAATGAATTAACACTAGAAAGCGACTCAGAGGAGAACGACCAAGAGGAGAATCAAGAAAATGACTCAGACACCAAAAATGACGAAGATCTCACTTTAACAGAGCTTAAAGAGAAATATCCTGACATCACATCAAATTCCAAGCAAGGATTTTTAGAGAAATTAAATAGTCAAAATTAATATAATTTGAGAGCTAATATCAATATTGAAAGTAGGCGAAAGCAACTCCAAGGATTTAACAAGAACCTTGGGGTTTTTGCCTATGGTACCAACAATGATTATCCTGAAAGAATGGAGCTTGCTATCGCTTCTTCATCGACGGCTAAGAGATGCGTTGATAAGTTGAGAAAATTCATTCTCGGAAAAGGTGTTGGCGACTTGAATTTAAAACAAATTGGCTCAAATAATGAAAAAATTTATGAGCTGATCAAAGGTATTTCAATAGACATAGCTCAACACAATGGGTTTGTAATTCATGTGAACTATGAGGGGGATTCTTCGGGAAAAATACACCCATCATCAGTTACTCATATTCCCTTAATATTCGCCCGAAAAGGAGCGAAAGACGATAAAGACCATATCGGCAAAATATGTCTTCATAGTAATTGGTATGAAGCCAAGAAAGACGATTTAAAGGTAATTAATTCCTATAACCCAATCAAAAAAGTGATCCTTTCCCAAATAGAAAAGTCAGGCGGATGGGACAATTACAATGGGCAAGTACTCTATTACTCTTTTGATACGAATAGAATATATCCAATATCCCCAATGGAAGTTGTTGAGGACGCTGGATTTAGTCAAAAAGCTATCCAAAGACTAAATAGAACATCACTTGAAAAGGGAAGATTTGGGACAACGTTAGTCATTACCGAATCGATGATTGATTCCGATTTAGACCTTGAGACAGAAGAAGGTCAAATCGAATTTAGAAACCAAAAAAAGGATCGTGATAATTTCCGAGAAGGTTTAAAAAAATCCAGAGGTGTAAACTCGGCTGAAACTATCATGCATATTGATGTAGATACGGAACAAGACGACTTGAACAAAGCTATTAAAGTAGTTCAATTGGACTCGAATATCAATGATAAGATGTTTGCCGAAAGTCGCAAAGCATCCAAAGAAGATATATGCGAAGCGTTTGGAGTTCCTATCGAACTAATTACTCCTAAAGCTTCATTGTTCGGGCAAAGTGGAGAAGCAATGAAGCAATTGAAATTAGAGCTTCAAGAAGACACAGAGGAGCAGAGAACTACAATTGAAAACATTTTGAACGACATCTTTAAAAGGATGAAGGATCCGTTTGAAATTAAAATCGAAAAACTAATAGAAGATGTTAATAACGGAAGCGGAAATAGCGAGTCATAAAGAAATACCAAGACATATCAATGGAATTGATGATGCTATTTTGTATGCAGAAAATCAAATGAAAGTGCTTTTTGGAAGTGCTTTTGTTTTGGCTTTAGAAACTGAAAGTTACAAGGATATTCTTTTTGGAAATAAAGATATTATGAGCATCAAGAAGTTTATTTCAGAGCTTGTTTATATCGGTCTATTAAGAAATGAAAATGTTTTCCTTGACAATGTGGGATTTGTTCAAAAAGAAACTAAAGATAGTGTTCTGATTAATTCTAAAACAAGGTATCGTTTAATCAACAAATCAAACAAAATGGCTTTTGGTTTATTCAAAGATTTATATGTGTATCTGAAAAGAAATAATGCCAAATATCCCGATTTTGACCCTGAAAATCTTGTGAACATATTTTCCACCACCAAAATTGAACTAATATGATAAAAGTCAATTTAGATAAGTCTAACGAAATACATATTCTAACGCCACAATTTCAAAATGAGGTGATAAGCTTGAATTTACCCGATGCTAACTTGAATGTTGGGTCCAAGTTGTCTTTCACTATTTCCCGAAGTCCTAAAGATTACAGGATGGAGCGAGTGCTGACAACTGGGAGCGGTTTAAATATAGTTGGAGATTCAGTACAAATTACTTTTGAAGGCGGTGGACTTCAAGATGGTAAATATTACTTTGAGCTATACAACACCGATACAACAGAGCTATTGGTAAAAGGTCTATTGGAAATTATACCAAACATTAATCACCTCCAAATACAAGCGGTTAAAAATCCATTCAAAGGCGGTGCATCTGCCTATGAACTTTGGAGACTTCAAAGTGGAAATGAAAACAAGACTTTAGAGGAGTTCTTTCAGATTAATATCCCAAGTCATTCATGGGATGGGACTAAATTAAAGTTCAAAAATCCCGATGGTAGCGATGGGCAGGAAGTTGATTTGAAAGGTGAAGTAGGAAAAAGCCCTTATCAAAACTGGCTAGAGCTAGGTAATACAGGTTCAGTAGCAGCATTTATTGACGATTTAAGACTTAAGTTCTCAGACCTAACAGAATCAGAAAAATTATCCTTAAAAGGAGATAAATTAAAGTTTTCAGACCTCACCCAAGCGGAGAAAGACTCTTTGAAAGTTAAAGGAGATGCTTTCACCTATTCAGATTTCACACCCCAACAAATCGAAGATCTGAAGGTTAAGGGAGAACAAGGTGAAAAGGGCGACCAAGGAGAGCAAGGAGACCAAGGCGAAAAACTCCAATTTTCAGATTTAACAACGACTGAAAAGGAATCCTTAAAGCAGCAAAGAATCCTTGATATAACAGAAATAACAGCTAACAAACAGTTTTCAAGCACTGATAATGCAGATGTTTATTGGCGCGTAAACAATGGTACAACAACAGCTATCAACATATCTTTTAATAACAACATACCCGTAGGCTTTCATGGAGCTATTCGACAGGTAAATACTGGAAGCGTAAACTTTACAGGAGCTACGTATATCCATAGGGATGGCTTCTTAACTCAAACTAAAAACAAAATGGATTTTGTGCATTTTGTGATCATTGGGCATGAAGACGACGGAACACCTATTGTTGAACTCGACGGAGACTTAAAGCCCCAATAGGATGAGAAATAGAAGTGTATTAATGAATTTGGCTCAAAGAATAGAGAGTAAAGCAATTCCTTTTGAGTATATGCAAAACTTGACTAATGGCTATTCGTTTAGAAAATTAAAAGAAAACTCCAACGACAATGCTATTCAGTTAGATATCGATGGAAGTATTCAAGACTTACCGTTAAACTCAAATTATTATACAAATCTGAACAGTCTGGGATCATCTGTCAAGTTAACAAAGCTATACGATCAAATAGGCAATGCGGAATTGATAGCAAATAGTCCCATATCATTAAACCAAAACGGCAAGTATCATTTGATGGATTTATCAAATAGAAATCTATCAAATAGTGGGATAGAGGGAGAATGTTTGTCCGTTGTGCTGAAAACAAACGACACTAATGCTATTTTGTTTAATAAATCTTGGACACGATTAATGTATATGTCGCAAACATCAGGAGCCATTTTACAGCAAGGCACAGGATCGAATAATGAATACTATGTGAATGGTAATCTGATAGCTAATGATAGACAAGAAATGATAGATAATGTTATTAATAAAGGTGTTGTGGTTATTACTATCAAAAATGTTAATACTTCAGTCTTTAACGGAGATTTCAATATAAATGGTTTTTATAATCAAAGTTACGGCTTTAGTGGCGAAATATTAGAGCTCATAACAGCTCCTAATTCGGAAGCTGAAAATATTATGGCAAATCAAAAAACGTACTATCAAATCTCTTAACTCATGAAACAAAAAATAATACTAAAAAGAAAGACCGATGCTCCTATTTTCAAAAGCGTAGCAAAAGGACTTTACCCAAATGCCGTACTCAAAGCAACGGTAAAGGAAATTGACAGACCAAATGTCTTGAGATTGCACTTTCAACTATTTGCTCATGCGGTATTGGAGAAAGTCCCGATATCAATGCAACTATCATTAGATAAAAGTAATATTGATGCAGATTTAGAAAATGGAGAGCTTGGATTTCCTTCTTGTAACCACGCTTTGGAATTTTATGTTGAAGTAGATAATAATGGCGTATATGTAACAGGTGATCATGGCAAATACTGGCTTACGCATCAGGACAGAGTAACATTACCAAACGGACTAGGTGAAATAAATCTATCCAACTGGGAATTCATGACGAATGAAGAAATTGAATCTTTAGAATGGAAGCAATAGTAATACCTTTTGGAACAAATCCAACCTTCATTCCTTTGGATTACTACCCAACATCAAGAGAAAGTAAGTTCTTTGAGCTGTACGCACCGCTTGAAGTTACTTTGAGTAATGGTGATGTGATTGTGATCCCGAAAGGTTTTAAAACAGATTTAAGCTCAACGCCCCGTTGGTTGTGGTCTTTTTTACCGCCTTATGGAGTTGATTTGATTGCTTATATCATTCATGACTATTTATTTGTAACCAAAATTTATAGCAGAAAATTTACAGATACTGAAATGTATCTATGGGCAAAAATATTAAGAAAAGACAATACAGATCCATGGCTTAGATACCAAGGAGTAAGACTCTTTGGCTGGGCGGTGTGGCACAAAATAATAAAATTATGAAGCATTGGATAATTGAAAATAAAGAATGGATAGCGGGGTCAATAGCAACTTTGTCCGCTTGGTTTGGTGGGAGAAAATTAAAGAAAACAAATGAAAAATCTGCCGAGCTTGAAAATTTAAAAACTCTTAGAGAAATCGAAAAAGAGGTAGTAACCGAAACAAGAAACTACGTCGATGAACTCATGGAGATCATCAAAAACAAGGATAAAATAATTGAAGAACAAAAGAAGATTATTTCTCGCCAAAGGGAGCAACTTCAAAAATGTAAAGTATCATGCAACATAGACAGTTAACACCTCATTTTAATCTAATAGAATTTCATTCAAAAGATGGTGCCGAAATGCCTGTTGAAGTTTTTAAGAACGTCAAGAAAATGGCGAATATTTTGGAAATAGTGAGAAGCTACTTCAATCAACCTATTCGAATAAACTCAGCTTATAGAAGTCCAGAGCATAACAGAAAAATTGGAGGAGTTCGAAATTCATTTCACACCAAAGGAATGGCGGTGGATATTACTATTAAAAACAAAACGCCAAAGCAAGTTACTAAAGGCATTAAGCATTTAATAAGATTAGGTGCTATTCCTCAAGGCGGAATAGGCTTGTATAATGGCTTTGTTCATTATGACTTTAGAGGATATAAAGCACGTTGGGATAAATCATCTTGGTATAATTTCTTTTAA